CCGAAGACTATGGCAGACGCATACGAAATTTGATAGAGTCAGATGAATACTACGCAATATTTCCTAAAACTCAAATAGCCAGCGATCAGAAAGCCGCAGGCAAGTGGAGCACTTCTATGGGCGGGCAGTACTATGCGGCTGGCGTGGGGGGTGCTCTTGCGGGTCGTGGTGCAGATTTGTTTGTTGTTGACGATCCGCACTCCGAACAAGATATTAAGATTAATTCGCGTCTTGCATTTGATACGGCATGGAGTTGGTTTCAAACCGGGCCACTACAACGGTTAATGCCAAACGGGGGAATAATTGTGGTGATGACCCGCTGGAGTCTTCTTGACTTAACCGGGCGGCTAATTGACTATCAGATTAAAAATCCAGAGTCTTTACCTTGGGAGATTGTGGAACTTCCCGCTATTATAAATGCGGATACGGAGAACGAGAAAAGCCTTTGGCCTGAACAGTGGCCTTTAAATTTGCTTAAGACAACCAAGGCCAGTCTTGATCCTAAGTTTTGGAATGCACAGTATATGCAGCAACCGACTTCGGATGCCGCAGCGGTTATATCTCGTAAGGCTTGGCGTGTTTGGCCCCACGACGATCCTCCCAAAGTCGATGTTATTTTGCAGACGTGGGATACCGCGTTTGAAGCTTCAACCAGCGCTGACTATAGCGCTTGTACAACTTGGGGAGTTTTCTATAACGAAGAAGAGGCAAACAAACCACAATTGATTTTACTGGATGCATTCAAAGACAGGATGCAGTTTCCGGAGCTAAAGGCGATGGCGTTTAAGCACTACAAGGAGTGGGAGCCGGATATGCTAATGGTTGAGAAAAAGGCATCGGGTGCGCCACTTATATATGAGTTGCGGTCTATGGGCATCCCTGTGCAAGAGTTTACACCTAGCCGAGGAAACGATAAGATAGTGCGACTCAATGCGGTCTCAGATATGTTCGCGTCAGGCAATGTGTGGGCACCAGATACGCGATGGGCACGAGAAGTTATTGAAGAAGTTGCATCTTTTCCTAGTGGGGAGCATGATGACTACGTTGACTGCGTCAGTATGGCACTGCTTCGCTTCAGGCAAGGCGGGCTAGTTGGTTCGGATAAAGATGAGAAAGACGAACCGCAGTATAAAAGGAGGCGGATGAATGCCTACTACTGAAACACAAAAGTTTATGGGTAGAAATCAAATGTTGGAACGTCTAACCGCGCAGATGGGCGACAACGAGACTGCGGCACGCGATGTTCTTATAAAACGTGGACAGATGACTTCAGAAGGCAAGTGGACAGAAGCTGGCGCTAAACGCAACGCTATGACAGCGCAAGAACGTGCACTAGATAGGGCTAAAACCCGTACAGGTAGAGACACAACTGAATTTAAATACTCGCCGGAAACAAATCGGGCAACGCTTAGAAAGAAATATTTATGAGTACCAACGTAGACAAATCGTTTTTCCAACAGCCGATTGGCATGTCACAAGACGAAGGAGAACCCATTGAAATTGAGATTGTTGACCCCGAAGAAGTTAACATTCATGCGGGAGATATGGAAATAAGCGTCCTTCCGGGGGATGATGACGAAGACTTTAATAACAATTTAGCTGAGGAGATGAACGAGGGTGCGTTAACTGAAATGGTGGGCGATTTAGTAGCAGATATTGAAAACGATAAAAATTCAAGAAAAGATTGGGAAAAAGCTTACACCGAAGGGTTAAAGCTGCTGGGTTTACAGATGGAAGAACGTACGGAACCTTGGGATGGTGCGTGTGGCGTGTTTCACCCTATGATTACAGAAGCGGTTATTCGCTTTCAGAGCGAAACAATTACCGAAACTTTTCCTGCACAAGGCCCAGTGCGAACAAAAATTATTGGCAAAGAAACGCCCAAAAAGAAAGAATCGGCTTTTCGTGTTGAGGCGGACATGAACTATCAGTTGACAGAAGTTATGAAAGAATTTCGTCCAGAACATGAGCGCATGTTGTGGTCGCTTCCAGCGGCGGGTTCCGCCTTCAAGAAAGTCTACTTTGATCCTAGTTTAGATCGGCAAGTGTCTACTTTTATTCCTGCCGAAGACATGTTACTGCCTTACGGCACTTCAGACATTTTTACGTGCCACCGTGTTACGCACGTAATGCGCAAAACAAAAAACGAAATTTTAAAATTGCAAAAACTTGGGTTTTATCGGGACATGGAGTTGCCAGACCCAACACAATCTAAGGAAACAATTCAGCAAGCCAAAGACAAAGAGACGGGTTTTAACGATTTAAACGACTCTAGGTACACACTGTACGAATGTAATGCGGATTTAAATTTAAATGGCTACGAAGACTTAGATGACGCAGGTGAAGAAACAGGAATTTCGCTTCCTTACGTAATTACCATTATAAAAGGCACAAATGATGTGCTTGCTATTCGCAGAAATTGGAAAACTGAAGACAAATTGCGGATTAAACGGCAGCACTTTGTACACTATCAGTACATTCCCGGTTTTGGAGCTTATGGTTTTGGTCTTTTTCACTTGATTGGTGGGTTTGCTAAGTCAGCAACGTCAATCATGCGCCAACTTGTGGACGCAGGAACTTTATCTAATCTACCCGGCGGGTTGAAATCACGCGGACTTCGTATTAAAGGGGATGACACGCCAATTTCTCCCGGCGAGTTTCGAGATGTGGACATAGGATCAGGTACTTTACGTGACAACATCCTGCCCCTCCCCTATAAAGAACCATCAAACGTACTATTTCAACTGCTAAACGGTATTGTTGAAGAGGGACGGCGAATTGCATCATCTGCGGATATGCAAGTTTCTGATATGTCCGCAAATGCGCCTGTTGGAACAACATTGGCGCTGTTAGAACGCCAATTAAAAGTAATGACCGCAGTTCAAGCCCGGGTGCACTACAGTTTAAAACAAGAACTGGGGCTTTTAGCCAACATTATTCGAGACTATTCGCCTGAAAATGACTACGACTACGAACCTGATTATGGGGCACCAACTGCTAAACGTGCAGATTATGATGATGTAGATATTATTCCTGTCAGTGATCCCAATGCGGCAACAATGAGCCAACGTGTAGTCCAGTACCAAGCTGTTCTACAAATGGCGCAAATGGCTCCTGATATTTACAACATGCCAGAGTTGCATCGAGCAATGCTGGACGTATTAAACGTTAAGAACGCAGACAAGCTCGTCCCATTGCCGGAAGATCAAAAGCCAAAAGACCCGGTAACGGAAAATATGGCCGTACTAAAGCTAGAACCCATGAAGGCGTTCTTTTATCAAGACCACGAGGCTCATATTAAAGTCCATATGGCAATAGTACAAGATCCGACAATACAACAGCTTATTGGGCAAAACCCCAAAGCAGCGCAAATGCAAGCTGCGCTTATGGCACATATTGCCGATCACGTTGGCTATGCTTATCGCGCCAAAATTGAACAGCAATTAGGTATGCCGTTGCCTGCGGAAGATGCCAAATTGCCTCCAGAAGTTGAACTTGCTTTGTCTGGAATGATGGCACAAGCTGCGCAACAAGTTTTGCAGCAATCGCAGGCTCAAGCGGCACAACAGCAGGCTCAACAGCAAGCGCAAGACCCTGTATTGCAACTGCAACAGCAAGATATAGCAAATCAAAAACGCGAACTTGATTTGAAAGAAAAGAAAATGATGGCTGATGCTGCGGCGCAGGCAGACAAAATTGCTCTTGATAGAGATGCGCTAACAGGTAAGTTGGCAATGGATGACAAACGGATAACTTCACAAGAAGAAATTGCTACAGCCCGTATGGCAATTGACACTATTAAGAACGGACAAAAAGATCAGGTGAACACATGATTCAAGAATATACGCGCATACTCAAAGAGCAAATGCGTGCGGACATTAAAAACTACACCGAGGATTTAGCAAGCGGTGCGTGTAAAAATTTTGATGAGTATCAAAAACTTTGCGGTGTCATTCGGGGTTTGGCGCTAGCAATGCAGTATGTCAACAACCTTGCAGAGAAAGTAGAAAAAGCCAATGAGTAAAATAATTTCACCTCCCGGCATATTGTTACCAAACAATATTCAACCCATAGAAAAACCTGACGAAGATGCTTCTGACGAACAAAAAGCAACCATGCTTCCTGTTCCTACTGGGTGGAAAATACTTTGCGCTGTTCCTAAAATAGCACAAACTTTTGAAAACTCTGACATTGTTAAAGCAGGCGCTTTTATGAAAGCGGAAGAACACGGGACTACGGTACTGTTTGTTCTTAAAATTGGGCCAGATGCGTATGGAGACAAAACCAAGTTTCCTGCTGGGCCTTGGTGTAAAGAAGGTGACTTTGTGCTTGTACGCACTTATTCAGGCACACGCTTTAAAATTTACGAAAATTCATTTCGCTTAATCAATGATGATCAAGTAGATGCGGTAGTTTCTGATCCCCGTGGCATTAGCCGCGCTTAAAGGAGTAAATGATGGCAACCACTGAATTTAAATTTCCCGATGAAATTGAAAACCCACCTCAAAAAGAAGAGATTCAAATTGAACTTGAAGGTGTAGATGAGATTGAAATTGTTGACGACACTCCTGA